AAATAATCCTTCTTGCACAGTAGGCGAAGATAACACCGGCGCCACAGTAGCATTTACATTTAGTTTCAGCAATGGTCAGTTAGAACTAGTAGATGCTGGATTCGAAACTGTTATTCAGCCTGCAGCAGGCAATATGAAAGGAGTACGCGACTTTAACGGCGATGGGTTTGATGATTACTTTACAGCTGGCGGCAATCATCATTGGGATGGTGCTCGTGTATATATCAACGATCAGCGCGGTTCATTAGTAGCAATTAACACCAGAGACTTTCTACCAGAAAATACTCCTTATAGAGTAAAGTTAGGACCCGGAACATATGATCATTTCGATATAAACATGCGTGAGATGTTTTGGGACGTAAATAATGATGGCGTTATAGATTTGATACAGTATAACGAAGGACCTGGAGCAAAATTACTAGATTGGGTAATAGAGACATTTCCGAATACTCTACATAATTTAGAACACGAAAGTGGATATATAAAGGTGTGGTATGGAAAAAATGAATAAAGATCAAGAACTGTTAGTTATCACTATGGAAGAATGTGGAGAGCTCATTCAAGCCTGTAGTAAAATACTAAGAAGCGGAAAAGCAGAAGGTAAAAATCTTAAAAATTTACAAGATGAAGCTGGCGATGTTATGTGCATGATAGACATAATGGTCAAAAACGGTTTACTTTCTGAGAGAAAGTTGTATAATAGGAAACTAGAGAAACTAGGTAAGCTCAGAAAATGGAGCAAATTACTCAACGATGAAAATTGATTTCGATGTAGACATTGATATGGCAGATAGAAACAAGTTCCTAGAACTTGTTTCTGTGACTCCTGCTAGTATTGTAAAAGATAACGAATACAAAAAACACAACACTGGTGTGTATTTTCAAAGTATACCCCGATTCCCACTTGAAGGATACAGCACTATTGATCATAAGGATGCTGAAGAGGAAGGTTGGTTCAAAGTTGATTTTTTGAACAACAGCATTTATCAAGACATTGAAGATGAATCGCATCTAAACAGATTACTTGCAACAGAACCTATGTGGAAATTACTAGAACATGAGGAAGTTGTTAGTCAACTATACCACATTAACAATTATGCAGATGTGGTAAAACTGTACAAACCTACTAGTGTTGAGCAACTGGCAATGATACTAGCAATCATACGTCCTGCTAAGAAACATTTAATGGGCAAGCCGTTTGAAGAAATTGAAAAAACTGTGTGGGACAAACCCGAGGATGGCGAATACTACTTTAAGAAAGCGCATGCTATTGCATTTGCTACTGCTATTGTGGTACAGTTAAATGTGCTATGCGAGAATACTGATTAATCTGTTTTCTTAACCAGTTGAATACCTCTGCGTTTTATTCTTTTCTTTAACAAATTTTGTAAAGTTGTCATAGGCCCGAATACATGTTCCACATCTTTCATTACAAATGTTGTTAGAAAAGGATAAAAAGGCTTCATTTCGTGATGCAAGAATACATCAATAGGTAGTTGCCTATTACTTTCCCACCACCAAGTTTCACCTAACTGAATAAACTCTTTTTTAGTTTCAATTGAATGCATCTTTGATAGGTCGTATAGTGTTATTATGGTTGTATCATAATTAACAACAATTCCGTAGTATTCGTTTGATGCGTAAGTCAGACCTGTTATGAAAGGAAATTTCTCTAAATCGGTTTCTTGCATGTAGATATTTACCATCAAAGCTGATAAATAGTATAATAGAAAGGTACATTAAAAATGAATTACGGTGCGCACAAACTATACTTATATGATGACATAGTGGAACTTGTAGTCACCGCTAACAGCCTATACGTGGATAACAGACCAATGAATAATCGAAAACTTCAAGCACATAAAGGATTGACTAACACAATCACATTTAACATTCGCAACAGGGATAGAAAATTACAAAATGTGTATGCTGACGATTTGGTTGCATATTTTGTAAATCCAGCATCTAAAGCAAGACTGCTTACTAAAAGATTAGATACTACTGCTGATGTTGGTATAGCAAAATTATATCTAACCAGCGGCGACTTAGAAAATATAGATCCTGGCTTGTATAGAATTTATGTTACCCGCACTACAGATGGAAACAAAAACATGCCAGTTTATGCAAATCAAAATAATGACATAAGTTTTGAAATAGAAGTAACTGGTCAGGCAGTTTTTGACCCTGCAGCAACACAGTCTGTTACAACATTATTACAAACGTCTAACACTGCCAACGGTGCAGTAGCAAATGCATATACTACGTCTGCGTTTTTAGGTAATATAGAAAGGAACTACAAGGATGCTCAACACAGCGTTGCAATATATCCTAGTACGTATACCGGTAATGTAAAAATACAAGGTAGTTGTGTACTAAATACTCCTAGTAACGATGATGCAGCTCCTGCATGGTTCGACATAGTTGGTAATATTTCGCTGTCAGCTGAAAGCAATATTATTCATAGGACCTTTATAGTAAACACAAATTGGTTAAGAGTTGTTAGTTATCCAGACAATGCAAACAGTAGCATAACACAAGTATTAGTAAGAAACTAAAATGCACATTATAACCGGAGGTTGTAGCTTCACTGAAGGAGACAACAACAATCCAAGTTGGCCACAGCTGCTCACCCAATCATTAAAATTTTTTGATAGTCGTACGCATACTGCTAAAGCAATGCAAGATAACGGCATGATAATGCGTAAAGCAATGCATGCAGTTCATAAATTAAAAAAACAAAATAAAACTGATATATTGCTGTTAGTGATGTGGAGCGGGTTCAGCAGACATTCTTACATAAGCATTAGCGATGATTACATAAGTAAACAAAACACAATGACCGAGGGCGTTGCCGATTGGATATATAATTCTCAAGGTGTTGATCTAGAAGGCAATGTTGTTCAAGACAATCAAACTCCCGGATGGATGTATTGGTCTCCTAGGTTTTTACATACGTCTACAAGGTTAGAAGAGCATGCATGGAAGTTTACTAACTCGTATTCTGATTGGGAAAAAACTACACAGTACATGATAAGTTTACAAAATTTTTGTGTTGCAAATGGAGTAAAATACTATTGGGCAACATTCGATAACAAGTGGGAACATTTTTACAAACATGTAATTTTAAAAAATAATTTATCAACTCTTACTTGGATGTGGGAAGAAATAAATTTTAAAAATAGATTCCTCAAAGTTGGTATGTGGGATTGGGTAAATAAAATAAATTCTCATAACATTTTCCACAAAGCATATAAACCTGATGGGTTCCATCCAAGCGTAGAATCTCACAACTATATGGTTAACAACGAACTTATTCCATTTTTAAAACAAAACAGTGTTTACTAGATTGACTTATGTGAATGTAAATGCTACAATAAAGCATGTCCGTTGACTCTATTATAGAACAAGTACACAGATTATTAATTGATAATATACCTGTCCGCAGTACAAAAACACCTAGCGGCTGGACTACATTTGACTGTGTTATGTGTTCAGACAAACGCAAACGTGCAGGTATTATTGTTAATTCTGCAAAAATAAGTTATAACTGTTTTAATTGTGGTTATAAAACAGGCTGGACCCCCAACCCACATTTAGGCAAAAAATATAAAGATATAGCATCTAGGTTAGGTGCATCGGATAAGTCTATACACGAAGTGCAAGTTGAATTACTCAAGCATGGGGACGAATTTAGCAATGTACAAGAACACGATTATGTGTATAATTTAAGTAAATTTGAAACAGTAAACTTACCTGACGAAGTTGTCAGCATAGAAGATTTAGAAGAAGACAATCCATTAAAAAAATACGCACAAAGCAGAGGCATATTAGGACTATATCCACTGTTACATTTTAAAAACACACTGTACAATAAGCGTGTTGTTGTGCCGTTCATGTATAACAATAACATTGTAGGATGGACTGGCAGACATATCAGCCCGCCGGACAAAAATACTCCAAAATACTATCATAATTTACAGCCAGGTTATGTGTTTAACATTGATAAATTTGCAAACAACGATAGACAACTTGTGATAGTAGTTGAAGGGGTGTTTGACGCAATACTTATAGATGGCATAAGTATATTAGGAAACAACATAACCGCAGAGCAAGCACACTTAATACATCGATTAGGTAAAAGAGTGATAGTGTGTCCTGACAGAGACAGTGCAGGTAAAGAATTAATAGAACAAGCAATAGAGTTAGGGTGGGAAGTTAGTTTCCCGCCATGGGAACTCGACATTAAAGACGCCGCTGATGCTGTAGCCAAATACGGTAGACTGAGCACAGTAGCAAGCATAATTAAACATGCTACAAACAACAAAATAAAAACGCAAGTGAAAATGAGGATGTTATGACAGATATTGTTGATTATACTGATGACGTACAGGAAATGTTTCTTCGCTTTTTGATAAGCGATGCAGATCTATTTGCACGGTGTCAAAATATAGTTGAGCCGCAATTTTTCAACAGGAAGTTTCAGCCTGCGGTTAATCTTATTAAAAGTCATAGTACAAAACACAATGCCATGCCCACAGTAGATCAAATTTCGGCTGTTAGCAAACTGGAAATAGAACCTATAGAAAACGTTACCCCGGATCATCACAATTGGTTTCTCAACGAATTTGAAACGTTTTGTAGACACAAAGCATTAGAACAAGCCATTATTGAAAGCACAGACTTGCTGGAAAAACAAAGTTATGGCGAAGTAGAAACCAAAATTAAAACAGCAGTACAAACCGGACTAGTTAAGGATTTAGGGCTAGATTACTTTGCTAATCCTAAAGAACGTCTTGAATGGATAAAGAAACAAGCAGGAGCAACCAGTACAGGCTGGCAAGGTATAGATCGTAAATTATATGGCGGACTGAACAGAGGCGAAATCACTATATTTGCAGGTGGATCAGGTGCAGGCAAAAGTTTGTTCTTGCAAAACTTTGCTGTTAACTGGGTGTTAGCAGGACTTAATGTAGTGTATGTAAGTTTAGAACTTAGCGAGCAGTTGATTAGCATGCGATTAGACGCAATGGTCAGCGGATACAGTACTAGAGATGTGATGAAAAACATCGACGATGTAGATCTCAAGGTACGTATGAAAGCAAAAGGCGCAGGTAGGTTGCGTGTTAAGCAAATGCCCAATGGCATAACTGCAAATGATCTGCGTGTGTTTTTACGAGAATATGAAATACAGTGCGGCGAAAAAGTAGACTGTTTGCTAGTTGACTACTTGGATTTGATGATGCCTGTTAACGGCAAAGTGAGTGCTGAAAATACATTTATCAAAGATAAGTTTGTAAGTGAGGAGTTGCGTAATTTAGCAGTAGAAAGAGAACTGTTATTGGTAACAGCATCGCAGTTAAACAGAGGTGCAGTAGAAGAAATAGAATTTGACCATCATCATATTGCAGGCGGCATCAGTAAAATACAGACAGCAGATAATGTAGTAGGCATTTTTACCAGTAATGCAATGAGAGAACGTGGTAGATATCAAATACAGTTTATGAAAACACGTTCAAGTGCTGGTGTAGGCACTAAAGTGGATTTAAAATTTGATCCTGATACCCTTCGCATTGAAGATTTGGAAGAAGGCGACGAAGATGCAATGACTATCACCACAAGCACACTGGTCGATCAACTTAAACGTAATAGCAGTATTAAAGCTGAAGAGCAACCAGAAAAAGATACTGTGTCTCAAGCACTAGAACTCAGCAAGTATTTGAAAAACAATAACGACTTCTAATTGATAAATAGTGTTAAGCCTTAGGAGTTCGCTGTGAAAAAAACACGCAGTATTATAGAAGAATTGAGCCTCATTTCGGTTGACCGCGATAGAAACCATGTTGTGGAAAATCGTGGTGAGCATCTAATACAAAGCATCATTCACTTGGTTGAAAAAATTGAACTTTACTATAACGAAGAGACAGCAAAAGATTTGTCTAACAGAATAGTAAACAGTATCAGAGCAAAAGATCCGTCTAAATTCTCCCGTGGCATAAAGAAAATTATAAAAGAAAGCCAGAGAGATGACGATGACCTATCGTAAAGATATCCAAACAGCAGAATACTATATTCAAATTCAAGAAGCACTTAAAGAATTACCCGAAAGTGTAATTGAAGACTTGTCTGCTGTCCATGCGGAGTTAAAAAGACTCGACGAAGCAGCTCTTTCCGGTGAACAGATACAAGCCGTATTTGCTAACATTGCTAAAGAACGTGGTCAAGGTGGCGATGTAAATAAAATTGCTAAAAAGTTAGCGCCAGCAATGCAAGGATTGATGGACAATCTAATGAGCAGCAAGGCTGCAACTTTACTACAAAAGATTGGTAATGCAGTTCCTATAGAAAAACTTAACACACTTGTTAAAAAACTTCCCGAGCCAGCTGGCAGTAAAGCAAGCACTATTGTGGATGCTATACGTTCTGGTGCTGAACAAATTGAAAATGACGAAGATGTAGCAGCCTTTAAAGGGTTAATGCTCACTGTTATCACAATAGGTATGGGCGCACTCGGAGTTGGCGGCCCAGCTGCACTAGGTGTTATTAGTAGTGCAGCATTATTTAGGGTTGTTGTTAACTCAGCAATCAAGGCCGCGGCAGGCGGCACAGTCAAAGACATTGCAAAAGGCGCAGCTGTAGACCTTGCTAAAGCGGCCGCGGCAGCACTTGCTGGTATGGCGATAAACAAACTCGGAGAATTTGTTAAAGGCAGTGCCGAAGAAGCAGGCGCAGCGGCAGACAAAGCTGTTGAAGCAGGCAGGGCCTCACAACAAGAAATAGCGCAAACACCGCCAGAAGAATTAGTTCAATCTGGATATACTGCAACAGGATTTAAACTTCCGCCCAATTTGGAATTATCAGACTACAACGAAGCAATATCTAGTATAGCTAATCCTATTGTTATGAACGGAGGCACATACGATTTAGACGCAATAAAACAAGTTGCATCAGAAGCATTGAAAGCAAGCGGCGGAGATCTAGACGATCTAAAGTGGAACTTAAACAGGTGGTTAATTCGTCAAATGGGATATGCTGTTGGTAGTCCCGATACTACACAGAACACGTTTGATCTCTTTGTATCAGCAGGATTACAAGGTGAAGGACCGCTTGCAGATTTAGCATCCGCAGTAGCACAAGAAAGTGTTATGCATCCTGAGTGGATCACAACACTAAGTGAAGAAATTGGTGTTGAGTTTGATGAACTTGCTGAATCTGTAGGACCGGAAGTTGCTGTGTTTGCAACACTAACGTGGTATAACAGTTGGGTAAAAGAAAATCAACCCATCATCGAAGGTATGCAACATTTGCAACAATATCAACTGGTTGAAAATGTAGAAAAAACAATCAAAGAAGCACCAGCAATAGGTGATATTGCTAAAAAAGTAGGTGGCGCCTATCGTAAAGCAACAGGAGCAGTTGGTAAAGTTGCAGGCAAAGCACTTGGTGGTGCTAAAGCTGCAGCTGATGCTGCAAGTAACGTACTAGCAACCGGGCTCGGAAAATTAGTTAAGCCTGTTCTAAAAACAGGTCCTGTGAAAGCATTTACCAATAAAATACAACAAGTAACTGGCACACAGTCTGCTATTGATCCTGCTAAACTGCAACAAGACTATGAAGCAGCAGGTAGCCCAACTGACGATGCAGAATTAAGTAAGTTTTTGAGTAAAAATGCAGGCGCAACCAAAGGTGAAATTGACTCTGCGTATAAAGCATCTGGTGTACAAGCACA